TTTAACACTAAAAGTTTTTTTATTACGAAATTTTTTTTTACCTTTGTGATACTTTTTAGATTTTCCTTATTTAGAATGATTCTAAACTAAAAAAAGATCCTAAAACGTTTGTCCATGTCAATATAATTGTTTATTTTTACAGTATACAAATAGTCTGCCTTTGAAATAGTGGCGAAANAGTAGACTCCACAGCACCCAAAACCCTGCTTATTTAGAATCATTATAAATAAAAATAAGTGTAGGATATATCGAAAATTTTTTGTACCTTGCAAATTCGCTCAAAAATGAAATAAAAACGAATAACGACTATTTTTATAACATATGCAAATTTTTAACATAAATTTAACAATGTTTTTTTGTCATGCAATTTTGTCACGTGACATGGTGGCAGGTGACATTGTGGCACCCCCTCTTGTTAAACACCCCCTCTTGTTAAACAGACCCCCTTCTATTAAACAGAAATAAAAAAGGGGAAAATCATTTCTGATCACCCCCTCTTGTTAAACATCTTAGCAATATAATTGTGGAGGTTCACTCTCCTTTAGTTCAATCATATTAACTACCCATTCAAAGTATTTAAGCGTGGCTACACCTTCTTCAAGCACGTGCTCAGTTTCATCCTCCTCCATCTCATTGATACTTATTCCGTATCCTTCTAATTGCCATATCATCTCATCATTATACTCATATCCACCATGCTCGTTGAATATATCCCAAAGCTTGTCGTTGATCTTAATAATTTCTTTTACTGTTTTTGTCATGATTATATATTTAGGGTTTATCTTATTGCGTAACTTCCTCTTCCTCTCTTACCAATTAGGTACATAGCACCCATTCTAAGAGCATCTAAGAAGTGATTGTATTTATCTATAGGTACAGATCCTTTTTCTTTCCAAGTGTAGTGATTTAGCTCTCTAATTATACCATGAGATTTAGGGTCAACTATTATCTTGTAATCTTGTAGAAGGGCAATCCCTGAGAGGATTGACCCTTTACCTTTCTTAGCTCCTGTAACGTTACATCCTCTGTCTCTAAGTTCCTTTATAAGACGAGGCTCAGAGCTATCCCCGATAATTAGATTGTTTTCAGCATACCTAACATTCTGCCTACCAATCTGAGATGTACTCATCCCACTTTTACCAAAGCATTCCTTCACGTAGATTTCCTCTTTAAAGTCATCTACGCTAATCTTAACCAACGTTGTTAAATCGTTTGAGAATCCGTAATCTTGTGCAAACACAGTCTTATTTAGTTCAACAAAGTTACCTTTACTCCAATTAGTATAAACAGTACCTGACATTTTCTCAAGCCATCCACCTAATATTTGGTGATCATATTTTTCAGGTGAGTTAGCCTTCATCTCATATATGCTCTGTAAGAACGAATCGGGTAGGTTAGCCTTATTATCTTTGTAAGTTGTATGTATATAAGTAGTATCTCCATAAACACCATTAAAACCACTCTCTATGCCTCTCGCTTCAAAAAATCTTTTATATATCCAATGTTCTTTAGTAGCAGGGTTTAATATAAGAATAACTCTGTTCTGAACCTTTTGGGTTCTCACAGATAAATCTACCTTGTCAAACACCTCTTCATCTACAAGCTCTTCGGCTTCATCAACTACAAATGTACTAACGTTAGCTAAAGATTTAAGTGCACCTGTTTGGTTACCTGAAGCAGTCTTAATACCTTTAAACATTATTCCTGAACCTGTAGTCTGATTAACTATCTCATCTCTTGTAACTCTAAAGTCATCACCAACATCCATAATATCTATCTTATCCACGAACTCAGGTATAATAGAAGAATGTGCTGAGGTCATTGTATAACGTGTAAACAGGACCTTATGATCTTTTTGATAAGTTAAGTTGTTTAGGAATAGTGTTACTCCAAATGATTTACCTGAACCACGACCACCTGTAATTACATAGTATCTTGTATCTCCTTCAAACAAAGGTACATATTTAGGATCTAAAATTATATTTGTATTCATATTATTCTTCTTCAGTTATATCGATTGTTTCTTCTATCTCTTGTGGCTTAGTAACATTGAATTGAATAATAGGAGCTTTGGAGGTTGATTGTTGAACTTCCTTATTCTCTCCTGCTTTACCATATTGGTATTGCAATAACATCTCCATAGCTTTAATACTACCACCCATAGCTTGAGTAGCTAACTCTTCCCATATTGCATCTTCACTGCCAAAGATATTGCTTATTGCTTTTTTGGAAAGCAACTTCGCCCTATCCTTCTTAGCATTATTAGCTAATGGCGCAGGTAAGTTCTTATCCTTAATGATCTTTACTCTCTGCTTACGACTGTTGTTTCTACGACCATCGTTAGCTCTCTTATTGTTATTGTTTTTCTCCATACTTATATAACTTATTCTTTATTAGACTGTTCGTACTTATCAATATACAACTCTATTATCTTATCATATAGTTCTTCACCTTGACTATACTCAAATTTACCAACACCTCTCTTATCTCCCATTTGATAACCTATCTTAACTTTAGGTATGTGTTTAAATGTTGTTGGTTGGTTAGGTAATACCTTTGGATAGAACTTAATATCTCTGTCAAAGCACCACTTGATCTTTTTAAGTATCTCAAAGTCATCTAAATAGTATTTGCTTTTATATTTTGCCATTATCTATCGTAATCTGTTATCCATTTAAATCTTAACCTTTTAACTTCAGCTTCATACTGATCTTTACTTAGTGAACAAAATCCTCCACTATGATATAATTTGTGTAAAGCTTTTAACTCTTCTAAAATCTCATCTCTTTTTAACATCCTATATATATTTTTTCAAACACTTCTTTTCTATTCTCTTCCTTACGCTTCCATTCGAAGCTTTTTAACACTAATAAAGCTCTATCATCATATACCTTTCTATCTTCCTCAGACAACTCTCTATATGCTTTCTCATTAGTTGTTAGCACCTCATTCTCTACGCTCCTGAATGAACTCTCAAGGTTATCTAATCCAAAGTAACTCCTGTAGATATTCATATAAAAATTATCACTCTCAATGTTATGGAATACTTTATCTCTTGAATGGATTACTGTTGCGTGGTTAGTTCCAACTATATCTCCTATATTCTTTAGTGAAGTAACTACATCTTTCAAAGCTATCTTATAATACAAAGCTCTACCATATATAACCTCTCTATCTCTTGACTTTTTACTAACATCAACACCTACATTCTTACTGACGTACTTTACTATCTCTTTTAATCTTTCTGTGTTCTCCATGTGTTTATTTGTTTTTAATTAATCAGCTGAAGAGAGCATAGCTACCATTGGATAATCAGTGACGAAACTTTAAAGACAATAGTTCACTCACTCTCTCCTAACTGAGATACAAAAATACGATAATTAATCGAGTTACGCAAGGTAATTACCATATTTTTTAAAATTAATTGCTTTTCTTATACCTTCAGCAATCTCATATTCCTCTATTTCAACATGTTTAATCAATTCCGACTCACAATATTCTATTGTCCAATCACCCGATAGTAAATTGAAGTAGAACATAACAAACACATTGTCGATGCGTTCTTCTATATTATCACCTTTTTCAAATTGCATATTAAAACGTATTTAGTTTAAGTAATAAGAAGGTTCTTAACATCTTCTCTCTTGCTTTGCCCTTGTATAATTTCCTATACAATGTGAATACAGATCTCATCATTCCAAACTCATTTTTACCATACAGATTTCTCTCACACCACTTAGTTCCATAACCCTTACAAACTAAAACATTATCAGCTCTATCACCTACCACCATCTGCTCATATAAGTTGTATAAAGCCTGTTCTTTATCCACCTTTATAAACTCTCTCTTTCTATAGTTGAATATAGTTCCTTCAAATTGCATGTAATCCTTATCAATACTGATAATGACACTATTATCCTTACCATAGTGCTGATGAAACTTAGCAACCAAATCATCTGTCTCTATTCCACTCCTCATCTGTACATCAATATTATCTTTAATGTGCTGAACAAGTTCTTCAAAGTATTCAGGCTTCTCTGAGGTTCTCTGAGCCTTATAGCTCAGATCAACCTTCTTTCTAAAATTGTTTATACAGAACCCTACAGGTATTATCTTACACTCACCATACCTTTTGTCCATAAAGTACTGAACATCGTTGTAACGTCCCCAAAACGACTCCTGAGCCTCTTCCAAGTCTTCTGCATTGTAGGTAGCTTCGTAAACTAAACTGTCTATATCAAATATTCCTATCATTTGTTATTTATTATATTTATTAAGTCACCTAAAACGATTTCAGGTTTATCTAACAGATAATACACCAAGTACACCTTTTTACCAAAATACTTCTCGTACATTTCATTCTTACCTATGTTCATTTTCTTATCAGCCATCAAACCTTCGTTACTACCCGTCTTGTAAGTAATAGGCTTAACCTGTATCGCAAAGTCTTCTCCTTCTAAATCAACAGAATACAATTTATCAACTTTATCATCAGCATAAGTCATCTCAAATCCTTTACTTTTCATGAAATTCTTAACACGCATCTCCCACTCAAATCCCACAACAGTATCCTTAATAACTCTCTTATAAATCCACTTCCTTGCAGTGTCTTTCTTCTCTTCTAAAGAACTATCAGGATACTCCTTATACATTCCCTGCATAATCATCTCGTAACTCTTGTTAAGACCTTCTACACCTTGTTTATCCTTGTAATAATCATAAAAAACACTCTCTGATATAGTTCCTTTTTCGTCTCTACAGTTACGACATAACTGCATGACTCCACCTACGACATTACTCCACAACGCCTTTTTAATTAATGGATTTGTACTTCTATCTAAATTCATATTAATGTTTGTTTGTTAAGTGACGTTCTAATCCTGCTAAAGCCCTCCAAGCTACCTTAGTTAAATGCAGTATACCATCTGTATCCACAGGGTCAATGGTGTGATCTATCAAATGCCTTGTTAAAGCATCGTACTCGTCCTTACTCTTATCCATGTCCCAATGCAATGGTTTATCGGGATGATGTTGGTCATTACCTGCCTTAGAGCATTTAGAGATCTCTTTAAGAGCATTAGGAAAGTATTTTAACACACCACTAAAAACAGGGGTATCCTTTCGCTTTTGAGCTTCGGATACGTCCTCAGACTGTACATCTATGTCTTTTAGCTTTTCTCTTGACATTCTTTCGTTAAGCTCGTACTCATGCTCTACGTATTGCCATTGTTCGTTTTCTGTAATCTCTGCATATTTATCGTAACTATTCATATTAACATTCAATTACTTTACAGTCCCATTCGTTAAGGACTTCGTTAAACTCTATTTCTGTGCAATCGTAACATGTGTCCTCTATACTACACCCTAATGCCATCAGCAACAATGAAGTAAGTAGTATAAAAATAACAATAGTGTTTTCCACACTAAAAGGAAATCTTTTTCTTTGTCTCATATTTATCTATTTTTAAGCTTTAATATTTCATTATTCTTTTGGTCTCTAATTAAAGAGTTCATTGTTTTNAGATCCTTAATCTCTTGGACATTGTTCTGCTGATTATCTAATAGGTTTAGNATTAACTCTGCCAACCTCGTTAGTTCTTTATTTTCTTTAGTAGCTTTCTCTTGCCATTTCTCAATAATTCCAAGTGCCTCTAAGAAATACGTGTATACTTTTATGTTTTCCATGTTGCGAATATACAAAAAAAAATCGAGCCTCACAAGGAAACCCGACTTTTTCTTCTGATTAATTTGAAAGCTTATTCATATCTACTTCCGTTCTTGTAGTTTTCCATTAACATTGGAACAACTATAGCTTCCTTTCCACCAATAACTACACCACATCCAATCGCAGGTTTCTTACCTGCTTTAGCGTAACCAAAAGCATATTCATCGTGGTTAATCCCACACCCTACTTGCATTCCAAAAACTCTGTTGTTTCGTCCTACAACATATTCAACGTACATCTGAGTGTGTAAGTGACCTTGCACTACTGACTGAAGATCATTTTTACATTTCCCTCTTGCAGTACCACCTTCACCATGAGCATACAAAACTCCATCAATCTCCATTTCTGTATGAAAGTTCCAATTAGGAACGCCTAATACATCATTATACTCTCTCATCCACTCTCTTGGAATACCACCTGACTGAGCTTTACGCATGATTAACCTTGAATGGTTACCAATAATAACATCTACATGAGGAAACACTTTGTAATAACGAGCTAAACGCTTTTTAGCTATAGCTAATTCATCTCCACCTCCTAAGCCATTCGCATCTGTCTCATGATAGGACGAGTAATGATGATCAAGTTCGTCTCCAATATGCACAACTCTATTACATCTGTACTTGTTATAAGTATCTTCAAGAAAGTCTATGTAGGTATCCATATCAAAAGGACAATGGGTGTCACCTATAATTAAAACTCTCTCTTCCTCGTTATTAGCACGATAATCATTAATCATCTTTTGCTCGATAGAAGACAATCGGGCTCTTTGCCCGACTGCTCTCATATTTGGTTTTCTACTTTTCCTCATTACTATCCTTATTTAGTTCTACTGTAGTTGCATCATAATACTTGTGTAACTTGTTTATAGCCTTTATAAAGCCTTTTTGACTACAAGTCGGACATCCAACAGGTGCAACCATTTTTTGATCAAATACGTGGTTATAAATGTCCACCATTCTCAACTGTTGTTCTCTGTCTAATCTCGTTCTTTGTCTTGAAAAGAAACTCTTCAAATAATAATAGTCTTCTTCAGTAGGACAATTAACTGCAACTATACCATAAGGCAACATCTCATTTAATGCATCCTTTCTATCTCCACAACCACAATCCTCTTCACCGAAGAAAGTTTTAACTACATCTTTAATACCTGTAGCAGTAGTTATCTTGTCAATAGTATCGCCCAATCCTTTAGAGGCTTGTTCGATCTGTAGCTCATTCAAAGCCACCCAATCCTTGTATTCTCTTGTTCTCTTATCAATGTTTTGATAATACGAATCATCTTTAGTAACGCTCATCTGTATCTATTAAGTTATTGAAGTCCTCACTGAACTTCTCTCTAATCTCAGCCTTATACTTACTTATTGATGTAAATATGTGTGTGAGTCCTATTCCTGTACCGTTTGCAATCTTTCTCATTGACAAGTCGGTCTTGAAATATAAGTTAAATAATTTAGAGTTGTAATTACCCCAAGTATCAACTTCATTCTTTATTCCATAGAGAAGATCTTTATACCTCTCTTCAAATTCTAAGTCAGGTAGTATAGGTTCAGCTTTATTTAAAAAATCATTTAAACTGACATACGAATTTTCTTTACCTAACTCGGTCCTTACAGTATTTCTTACTGCTCCCCACATATAAAAGACGTTTACTGTTCCATCTTTTTTTATTAACTTTGGTTCTGCAGTCTTCTTGTACTTATGCAATCTCAAATAAACATCTTGAACTATATCTTCTGCTAAATGAGTTGGAGCTCCTGCCGATATTGACATTCTAACCCATTGCTTGTGGTACTTAGCTAATTTCTCTAACATTAAACTTTTTTCAAGTCATTGGATGCACTTACAATCTCTCCTGTCTGCATATCCACTTGAACGTCTTTACCATACTTCTCAGTCATCTTAGATTTAAACTGATCATATTCAGCTTCAACTGAATAAGCTTCATTTAATTGCTGAGTCTTGCGTAATTCCAAAAGTCCCACTGACTTAAACGCTTCGTCTCTTCGTCTGATAATACTTGTTAAATCTTCTAACTTTTTCTTCGATAATTTCATTACTCAATATATTTTATTATTAATAATCTATTGTTGGTAACGAAGTTTCTATTATTTCAGGAAATCCTAACTTGTTAATTGCAAATGAAAAGTCATCAAATGATGCATTTCTACTTCTCTTGCAGGTAACAGTTACAATCTTATCATTGTCCTCTGAACGAGCTAAACTTATTTGACATTCTGTCTTCTTCTCACAAAAAGATCCTAAATGTCCTGTTGGCTTATCACTCCCCCAATTAGAATGGATTACTGTTACAATATGACAGTTATACTTTGTGGAAAGTTCCATAAGAACTTGAACACATTTATTACTCTCTTCTATATTGTTAACGTCTGACACTAAATCAGCAATTCCATCCACGACAACTAAACCGATTTTACCTTCTTCAGCATTAGCTAATGTATGTTCTATAAACTTTAACCTATGATAAAAGTCAATAGTTCTTAAACTATACGTGTGGTAACCATCCTGTTCTTCTGCCATGTCTGAACTTCTTCTAAACCCTTTCAAACAATGCCATTTTCCTTGCTCTGTATCAAAATGATAAACATCTCTACCTTTTCTGTTACTCTTCATTTCTTTAGCCCATCTGTTACCTGACTTCAAGTAAGAACTAACTAATAGACTTACAAAGAAACTCTTATAACTTTTAGGTGGAGCTTGGATAAAGCTGAAATTTCCATCTGTACCAATTACCGAAGGCTCTGTGAACGTTCCTCGTACATTTGTATATGTATGTGTCCCAAAGGACAAGGATACGGGAGGTGCAGGAACTTCTTCGTCTAAGTTAACTTTTAGTTCAGACTCCATAGACTCAAAATACATTCTATCTATCTCTTGCTGATCTGCTATACTAACTTCTTTTGGTGCTGACTGAAACATTCGTTTTGTGTTTAGTTTATTAATTCTACTAATATTAACGAAACTATTGTTATAATTGAAATCGCTAATAAAAATTTTATTGTATCTTTCATATTAAAAGGAAAGGGGATTTTGAGATCCCCCTTCCGTTATATTAATACTAAAATGGTAAGTCATCAGTAGTCTCTACTGAAGTAGAAACAGGAGCATCGTCTTTTACTGCTTTGGTTACACCCTCATCAGATACATAAGCTACTTTTCCGTTACCTATGTAAGTTCTCTTTACTTCGGCTTCTCTCTCTTCAGCAGATAGAGCTACAATACATGACGCATTGTTACCGAATTTTGTATCGTCATTCTGAAACAAGGTTAAGTTGATGTAAGATCCTTTCTTACCTTTGATAATCTTATCCTTTGGGATAGCTTCTAAATTGATACTGAAATTTGTTATTGCACTCATAATTTAATGCCTCTTACAAGGACTTTGGTTTTAACGCCTATTATGTTAGGACTTGATTAATTCTTAGTTTACTAATTTTACTGCTAATAATAATAATGTAGGTAGGAATGTAAATAATGCATCTGTTGCATTCGGTGTGCTAAATCTCATCTTAGCATCTACAATCTCTTTAAGGATTGATACGAATATCATAAAGCCTACTGCTTCCATTGTGCTACCCCATATTACTAATGGTGTTGCGATAATACTTCCGTAGAAGAAATGTAATAACTTGTCATTTGGTATTGATGCCATTACTGATAACACTCTTTTTAATACTTCTTTCATCTTACTTATTTATTTAATTATTAATTCTTTGCAAAGATACGAAAACTTATTAGTTCTCACAAGCTTTTTGTTATTTATTTAAGTTTTTAAGATCGTCTGTCGTTTAAAATCTCTTCGCCATTACTTAATCTGATTTAAATCTGAAATAGTTACAAATCTAATTCCTTTATTAGAAACCTTACAAGCTACTATTGGGTCTTCAAAGTTGTTTAAAGATGATGCTAATTCAGTAACTAATTTAGAAATATCAGCCTTGTCATGAAAACTACCATCAACATCATCCCATGCTATAGGCACTTGAATGTTCATTATCTCCTGACTCATATTGAATGCATCATTAAGGTTGCCTAATATATCTTCCATATCTTCATCAGGACCAAAAGAGTCATAAGTGTCAAGGTCTTCTTCTTGCTCAAGAGCAATTAACAATTCACATGATATTTCATTCAACAAATCTACATAAAGATCAGTAACTACTTGTAATTTTTTAGGGTTAGATATGTCATGAACTTCTGAAACTAAAAACTCAGCGTTACGAGACAAAGAGCCATCTTCAGCAGGTATAGCTTTCAAGTATTGTCCGTACACTTGTAACTCTGCTCCGTTATATTTTATTACTCTTGTTATATTCATTTTAAAGGTTTGCTATAAAGTTATACAATAATACTACTGATACTCCTATGATCGTTCCGACCAACGCTGATGCACCTAACACTGCTAAAATTATGTACATCAATATATTAAATTTATTTCTCATTTTTACAATCTGATTGTGTCATACATTTGCAATATCTACATCCATTATGGAAACTCTCCATAAAGTTCTTTTGTCTTTGAGATACAAACTCTTCTTCTTCTTCTCCGTCAGGAATAAACTCAGCGTGTTCTTTGCAGTCAGAACAGATGCCCGAGTAAGGCATCCATTCACTTGCACTGCAACAATTACTATACATTGCTCTTACGTTTAAAGTCTTCGCTCTCATCCTCACCAAAAATACCTAATTCGTATAGACCCGTCATTTTAAGTGTGGATCTCGATAAAGCTCTCTTCTCGGCAAGTTCCATTGTATACCAAGAGTTAGTGTTACCATCTTTATA